CTTATCAAAATTACAGAATTGTAATAAATGTTAATACTCCAACAAGTGATGGAATTCTTGCAATGAGAACTAGAGTTTCTGGAACTGATGCAACAACTACATATACTACGGCACAAGACAATATAAATACAGTTGGTACAAGAAGTCCTTTTGGTGGTGGCGCAAGTGTTATGTATTTGTGTGATATGGATTCTGGTACTGCTAATAGTTTTTATAATGTTTCAATTGATTTATACAATCCTTTTCTTGCAACTGTAAATATTGGAACACTTTTGACTTCTGGTGTTCAAGCAAATGGATTAGATTACAAAGGAGGTTATGGTAATATTTATCAAGCAAATGCAACTTCTTATACTGGTTTTACTATTTTACCTACCGCTGGAAACATAACTGGAACTGTGAGGACTTATGGCTACAACAATTAAAAAAGATAAAACTTTTATTGCTGATGGCGACATTGTCATCGAACTAACTGGTGCTGAATTAGAAGCGTTTGAAACTGAAAGAAAACAAGCACACGAGCAATATGCACTACTTGAAGCCGAGTATAAAGCCAAACAAGAAGCCAGAGAATCTGCTATCAAAAAGTTAGCAGAAATAGCAGGACTAACAAAAGATGAACTTGCTTCAATCCTTTAACCACAAACAATTTTCTTTAGCTGCAATTGCTTTCTTAGCAGCTTGGCAAGCAACAGACTTCGCCCTTGATTACAGAGCTGTACTTGGTGCTGTCGTAGCTGCTTCAATGGGCGCGATGAATCCAAATGCCAAAACCAAGGTTAAGTAAAGCAGCTGAGCAATTACGCTCTGAAATAAACGCCAAGTATCCTAAGCGAGATAAACGCTCAGATGGCTGGATAGGCGACACAGCACACAACGCACGCAAGTCAGACCACAACCCAGATAAAAATGGTTGGGTTCGTGCTATAGATATTGACTCAGACCTTGTTAAAGGCTCATCTAAAGAATCTTGGCTATTAGCCGAACAGATTAAGACAATTGCACTTAAAGGCGACAAAAGGATTAGTTACGTAATCCATCAACACCGAATAGCCTCGCCACTTAAAAACTGGGCTTGGCGTGTCTACAAAGGTGCTAACCCTCACGTTTCACATATTCATATATCCTTTACTAAGTCAGGAGACCTCAACGGAAAGGTATTTGGAATATGAGCAAACCTAAAGCTAAGAAGCAAACAATTGAACTACCAGACGTAATGGCAAGTGAGTTAATTAAAGTCATTAACAAAGCACACGAAGACGGAAAACTAATCGTTGGATTCGTCACACTTTTAGAAGTCTTTGATGGCAAGAAAAAAACAATTAAGATTATGGCTAACGAAGATATGCCACAACATTCAGTATTTGGAATGATTAACTACGCAGCAGAAAAATACCAATTCACTCTTGCACCTGATGAAGATGAAGATGACGACTTTTATGACCCCAATTGGTACGACGGCCAATGATAAATGAACTTATTGGCATTATTGGTTTGCTTATTACTATTCTTGTTTTGGTTATTAAGGCAACTACAGAAATTACTAAAATGAAATCTCAATTGTTTCCTAATGGTGGAAGTTCTTTATCGGATAAAGTGACACGCCTACAAATAGATGTTGTTAAAATTCGTAGTACTATAGATAGTATTAACTCACAGTTAGGTAAGAAACCTACACGAAAGAGGTAACTATTAAACGTTACGTCATAATTTCAGATTTGCAATACCCTTTTATAAAAAAATCTTACGTTGAAAGTCTTTTAGATTACATAGCCTACGTCAAACCAGATAAATTGTTATGTGTTGGCGATGAGCTTGATTGTCAAACAATCTCAACTTATGCACGTGGCACAGCCCTAGAATTTGAGGGTTCGTTACAAAAGAATATAATAGGTTTGAAAGGCTTGCTCAAAGAATTCCGTAGTGCTATTGGACGCAGTAAGCCTTTCGAAATTCAACGCAGTAATCACACAATACGAATTGAAAAATACATAAGTCGTCACGCACCAGCGTTTAGTGTTATAGATGCAATCAAAATAGAAAACTTACTTGGATATAACGATAAAGATATAAAAGTTACTTATAACAGGTCTTTAACAGAAGTTGCTAAAGGCGTAATTATGGGTCACGGCGACGAGGGCAGGCTTTACAATCACGCAGGACAAACAGCTCTTGGATTAGCTACAAGAACAGGTAAGAATGTTGTTTGTGGTCACACACATAGACAGGGTATTAGTTCTGCAAGTCACGGATTTGCCGGGAATCTTTCAACACTTTGGGGTATGGAAGTGGGGCATTTATGCGACCTTAATTCTTCTGGTATGCGTTATATGAAAGAGGGGCACGCTAACTGGCAAGCAGGCTTTGGAATCTTGTACGAGCAAGACGGCATAGTTAAACCTGAGCTAGTGCCTTTTAATAAAGATGGGTCTTTCATAGCTGAGGGCGAACTCTGGCGTTAAAGCCGTTATCAAATTGTTATAATTCAATGCCGTGTTTTGACACAGGTAAGCCTTAACCTTTTCTTAACGAAAGGGGCAGTATGGATAAAACTTGGTATCCAATATCTCATCTCTTGGCTCACGCATATCACACTATGGACTATTACCACAAAACTAGGTGCATATTTGAGCCGTGCGATTGTGAAAACAAGCTAGCGCAATTACAGGAATTCTACGGACTATTTATAGGAGTGAACTAAGTGGATTATCTAAAGAACTACATAGAAGTAAAAGACAGAATACAAATGTTTTACGACAAATTCCCAGAAGGCACTTTGCACTTTCAATATAAGGGTGTCCTGGAGTTTAACGGCGAGACATACATTTATGGTGAAGCGTTTGCTTACCCTGAACGCGACAAGATGGCTTATGCAAGTGGCTGGGCTTGGGAACGTGTACCAGCTAGAGGCTTTGCTAAAGGCGCTGAAATGATGACCTTAGAAACATCAGCTTGGGGTCGTGCTATTGCTGCTCTTGGTATTGCTGTTACTAAAGGTATTGCTAGCAGAGAGGAAGTACAACGCAACGTGAACACAGAAAACGACCCTTGGCAAACCCCACCAGATAGCCCTAAAAAGCCCATAGAGGGCAAAATTAGCCCCGAAACCCCTGCGCCTATATCAGGACAAGGACAAGGCTTAGAAATGGGCTATTTTGGGTCTTATAGAGTTGCTACAGAAAAGCAAATAAACTTCTTGCATAGTCTTTGTAAACGTATCTATACTGATTGGGATAAAGAGAAACTACTGAAATATCTGCAATTCCTAAGTAAGGAACAGGAGTTTTCTAAGCTAGAATTCGCACCATACACAATTGTTAAAAACCAATTAGATAATCAACAACAATTGGCAGATAACCTTAGTGCCTGGTTAAACGCTTCTAGACTTCCATCAAGCCACGAACAGGCTGAAATGGCAGCTGCAGATTGGAAGACAGACCAATTTTAGAAATACTTTTAATGAACCCATATTTTAGTGACGTTGAGCTACTACCAAGCGACTATCGGAAAATAGCCGTTTGTGAGTCGTCATTAAATCCAGAAGCGATTAACAGAACAGGCAAATATAGAGGCTTGTTTCAGTTTGATAATCGTAGTTGGGTATATGTCGGGGGAACTGGTGACCCTGCTCGAGCATCTGTGCGTGAACAACTCCTACGCGCACAGAAGCTTGTACAAAAGCAAGGATTTGAAAGAGCGTTCCCACAATGTTCTAAGAAAATGGGGGTAAAATAAGTGGAAGTATTTACGGCATTTGTTGGTGTGTTTCTGGTGTTATTAGTGTTATTTATGCGACAATAAGACTAAGAAAGGGGGGCGAATGAAACCACAAGACGTATACAAGCTTGAGCAAGTCTTGAGACTCTCAATTTCACAAGACTTACTTAACAAAGCATCAAACTTTCATAATCGTGATGATATGGAAGAAGCAAGAAAGATAGTAGAAAAAAAACACTAAGTCAAGACAGGGGCAACAAATGGGAACACCTTTAGGTAGAGAAGCTGTTATTAGTTTGTTAATTGGTGGGATACTTACTCTTGGTATTATGCAGATTTGGGAGTGGGTGAAAGCGTATGTTAGAACTTATATCAAGGTGCGTTAATTGTGGTGGTTGGTGTTATGCAGTTAGTTATTGTAAAACTTGTATGAAAGGAATTAAATAATGCAACAATTCATAGTAGGTGTATTTGCTGGTGCGTTTATAAGTGTCGCGTCATTAGCTGTGGCGATTAAGTTGTATATGAAATAATGGCTACATATATTTGGTGTAAAGTGTGTCATCAAATGATTGCTAAAGAGTTATTGCACGAAGATTGTGAACCTAAAGTGCCTATAACACCTCTAGCTGTAAAAAAACAAATGGGTATTAAATGAGTAATGTCATATACCTGCATTATCATTACGATTACGACAACAGTAAAGAAGTTGCGTGTCGTGATGCTAAGTGTTACCAAAAAAGGTTAGAAGATAAAAAGAAGCTAGAAGAATATCAAGATAAAATAGATTTAGATTTAGCGCGTAAAGAAAACTTAATACGTATTAACGATATGATTCAAGACCCAAGGATAGACAACTATAACGATTACTGATATAAGTAACCTGTTGGTCGCTCAAGCCAACTCTAAACCTTAACTTGAGGGTTGCTTAGTAAGCAATTTAATGGCCGTCAGAGGGTCTTAAACAACTATGCCCACTATGCATAGCGTGTAACAAATACGAGAAGTTACGACATCACAAGCTACTATCAACGAGTCTCCTGGTAGTTAAACAAGTTTGTGATGATATGGCGAGACTACGCAGAATAATAAATAACGCGTCCGTTTGAAAGTACGAAACCTCAGGGGTTCATAC